AAAGTTGGTATTGGAATCCTTACGCAAACGAATGGCACGCACCAGAGCGTCATCCTCTTCAGTATGAAGGAAGATTTGTATATATAAGAAGTTTAAATAAAGTTATAGAAAATCCAAACTATGACAGATATTCATGGAATGAAGATTTGAAAGAATGGCAACAAAAAGTGCAGCTAGAACCTTTGATATACTTAGACGACTACTGCATGTGGGAATTTCAGGGCAACCTACCTGTATAGGATTGCCTAAAAATAAATTAGATGATATAATGTATATGAAATAAACTCAGGAGCAATATGGATAATTTAGATGTAAACATTTTAGTTCAAGTCTTTAATGAAAAAATCTCAAGTCTTATGACAGAGCTTATAGTTAAAGAAGCAACTATTCGACAGTTAAACGCAGAAATGCAAAAACTAGTTGAAACAATAAGAGTTCCAAAAACTCCAAAGAAACAAGAAGAAAGCAAAAAAGAATCAGATGATTTTGAGTGAGGTAAAATAAAATGTCAGAAGAAGTAATTGAAACGACTGAAGCTAAAAAAGAATTTGTTATTGAGATTAAGATATCAGACGCTAATCTGCAGTACAAGAGTGATTTTAATGAAGCAGAAACTATTTTTTGGATGGAGTCAGTAAAAACTCTAATTCTAAAAAATGCCTTTGATAAGGTTTCTGGCGAAAAAGCTGAGTAGCTTATAAAAAATTAGCCATTGAGCTACTATTAGTAATAGTTTTATAGATGGAGAAATAATGGCAGCTTTAGATTTTTTGCCTTTTAGGCAAGTTGATAGAAACAAAAACAATAGTTTAGCGAAGGCTCTTCAACCAGAAGAAATAAAGTCTATCAATAAATCAATGAAAGTTGCTGCCCTAGCCCTTGGGTTTCAGGGTAATACTTACTATTATAACAATAGAGCTACATTTGAGCCATCTCCATTCGACTTTGATCGTATCATGCAAGCAGCTGATACAGATTCTTATGTTAAGCAAGCTTTAAATAAATATAAAGAATTGTTTTGGAAAGAGAATTGGTCGATAGTCGGAGAAAATCCTGAAGCAGTTAGTTACCTTTATCAAAGAATAGATTACATGGAAATGGCAATGAAAAGACCATTTCTTGATTTTTTGATAGAGGTTACTGATCACATATTTAAATATGGAAATGTTTTTATAGTTAAAGCTCGTGGCGATATATCAGACTATTTTCCAACTCCAATTTCTGGAGTTAATGCAGATCAGCCTGTAGTTGGATATTACCTAATTCCTACTGAACAGGTAAGAATTCTTAGAGATAAATTCAATAGACCAAGATCATACCAACAGGCCACAGATCCTCTAACGTACATGCCAACAGAGCGTGATCCTGTTTGGTCTGCAGACAGGGTCATTCATATGTATGTCGACAAAAAGTCTGGGCGCGCTTTTGGTACTCCGTTCCTGAGTTCTGTTCTTGATGATGTTGTTGCCCTACGTCAAATTGAAGAGGATATACAAAACCTTGTTCATAGAGAATTATTCCCGCTATATAAATACACCATAGGAACAGCAGAACAACCAGCTGAGCCGCAGGAAATAACAAACGCAGCATCCGAGATAGAATCGTTGAGAGCTGAAGGTGGATTAATATTACCGTATCGTCATAACATTGAGGTAATAGGTGCAAACAACACTGCATTGGACGCCTCAACTTATTTGGAGCACTTCAAGGAAAGAGTCGCAGTTGGCTTAGGTGTTGCGCCTCACCATCTTGGCATGATGATGAATGGTGGCAACAGATCGGTTACCGATAGATTGGATACCGCCTTATATGACAAGATTAAACAGTATCAGAAACTTTTTTCGGAAATGGTACGAGTTCATATATTTAATGAAATCCTTTTAGAGGGTGGCTTTGATCCAGTAACTAATCCCATAGAAGATGGTAACTCGGATCGTTGTTACTTTAAGTTTAATGAAATTGATGTTGACACTCAAGTCAAGAAAGAAACTCATGTTATACAAAAGTATGTGAATAATATGATATCGATTAAGGAAGCAAGACTTGAGCTTGGAATTGATCCTGATTATGAAGAAGAGGAAATGTTTGCGGCCATCCAGGCAAAGGTTCAAATGGAACTAGCAAAAAATCAAGCAGAACTAACTATGGCTGGTCAACAAGGTAAGGATGTTGTTAAGGACGGAGATAAACAATCTTCAGCCAGCAAGGGCGAAAGAAATATGCCGAACAATAGACGTGGTCCCGGAAATACTGTACGTCCTGCCAATCAGCAGGGCCGAAATAATTCTCCTAACATAAGAAGAGCGGACAACACATGGCTTAATTTAGTTGAAAGTGCACTAGAATCAGAGTATACTATTGTCTACACAAAAGAAGAGAAAGAGACAATTAATGACGAACAATCTGACACTGAAGAATGAGCAAGTGGCTGCTTATTTGGCAACTAAAGATTCTTTACTAGCTTTAGAAAAGGCAGTTGACAATGGTCAAACTCGTCTTAGTCTTCAAGTTCTAGTTGATGTAATTGATGAGTTATTTGAAAGACTTGTAGCTCTAGAGCAGCTCGTTATCAATACTGAGGATAATCAAGAGGAGACATATTCTACTCCCGCCCCCGCAGAAACAGTATCGGTAAAATCCTCGGTAGAAGAAAAAAAGAAGTCAGCTACTGAAAATGAAAATGTAGAGATAAATCCTAGTAAGGAAGAATCTGGCAAGAGCGTTAAATGAAGTTAATGATAGGCTGCCCAACTTATAAAAGGACATGGATGCTTCCGCTCTGGATCAGGTGTCTGGTTAATCAGTCAATTTCCTTTGATAATATCGGCTTTGCTTTTGAGGTATCTCCAGATGACCAAGAAACAATTGACGCGCTAAACGCGTGGAAAAAATATGATAAAAGAATACCACACTTTACCATTAATGTAAGAGAAGATATACCTCATTTTCAGCATGAAAATAATGGCAGGCAATGGACCATATCTAAGTATTCTAATATGGTTTCTTTAAGAAACTCATTGCTAGAAACAGTAAGAAATATATCGCCGGACTATTATTTGAGTTTGGATTCTGATATACTTTTCACCAATCCCAATACAATTGAGCTTTTAATAGCTCATTGTAAGTCTGGAGCAGACGCAGTTAATCCTTTGATGTTTATGACGCCTTTTGGTACAATGTATCCAAGCGTCATGAACTGGAGGTCGGATGTTGTGGGTAAGGCATTTCGTGAGCAGCAATATCCGCTAGGTACATATTTTAAATCTGATGTAATTATGGCAGCAAAAATGATGAACAGGCGAGTTTACGATTCTATAAACTATAGCGTACATGAACAAGGTGAAGATGTTGGTTGGTCATGGTCATGTAAAGAAGCCGGATACAGTCTATTCTGTGCATCGTACATATATGCCCCTCATATAATGTCTGAAGTTATGTATGAATCATTTGTTAAAAATGGTGATGAAAGATCTGCTGTAGCATCTTCTAACTACGCTAAAGTGTGATATATTTGTATAAATTTGTTCAATGTTATAAAAAGAAACTTACTATTAAAGCAGATATCAATAAACAGGGGAACTCATGTCTTTTGATTTTGTAGAAAACTTTACTTTAGAACTTCCAGACTTTTCAAAGCTGGACATAGATTTTTCGGAATCATTTAATTCCAGCCATGGGTTGATTATAGAAGTCGCTGCCATTCATGAGGGGTTGACCTCTAATTATAACAACTATTCTGCAATAGAACTTGAAAAAGCCCTGCAGTCTTGGGTTGAACCTTATCCTAAGCCAATTATATTGAACCATGATCTCAATACTGAGCCAATAGGTCGGGTCATGGCTGCAAAGATGGACAAAGAGGCAGATGGATCATCTTTCGTGAGACTACAGATCGCCATAACAGACCCAGTTGCTGCTCAGAAGGTTATTGACAAAAGGTATTTAACTGGTTCGGTTGGTGGAAGAGCCGGAAAAGCCGTATGCAGCATATCGGGAGACGACCTTGCATCAGAGGATGCATCAGGGCGTCCACGCATTTCAAAATACAAAAGAGGAAAAGTTTATAAAGGTAAACTAGCATACATCAATATGGAAGACATTTCATTTAAAGAATACTCTTTTGTCAATCAACCGGCTGATCAAAAATCTGGAGTTAGATCGGTTAAGCCCGGCGACCAGAAGTCAGACATGGCTAACTCTGAGGGCTGGGTAGCTAAAAGTTCAGCTTTTATTCTTAGTATGGATAATGAAGACATCATATCTATAGAAGAAAATAAATCAATTCTTTCAAACATGAAAAAGAAAGAATCAAAACCAATTTACTTGCACTTAAAGGGCGCATTCTTAACAGCTTTGGCTCTTCAAGAAAGTGAAAGTTATATAAATAATACAGAATCATTACTATCCAATGAAGATTCTGAAAAAAATAATTCTGAGGAGACTCACAGCATGGACAATGTTAATAGCGAAGAAGACATTCTTGCAGTAGCCGAAGGCCTAAGCGAGGATCTCTCGAATATAGCAGCTTCTTCTTCGGAAGAAACTTCAGAAGCCACAGAACAAACTGTAGAAGCTGAAGAAGAAAGCACAGAGGTTTCTGAAGAAGTTTCAGAAACTCCTGAAGCTAAAGAAGATACTGACAATGAGGAAGTATCAGAAGAAGAAGAAGAAAAGGTTTCAGAAGAGTCTGACAAAGGCTCTGACGATAAGAACTCAACTGACGATTCAGAAGAGGCGGATGTACAAGCCGTAGATTCCGAAAATGCTGAAAAGCCAGAAGAGTCATCAGCACCAGATGCTGATGAGAGTCAAGAGACAGTTGAGGAGCTCAGCCAGCTCAGCGATAACACAGAGGGCGTTGAGCAAGATGTTGAACTTCTTAAGTCGACAATAAAGTCTCTTGAAGAAGAAAATGCAAAGCTCAAGAGCGCGTTGCATAGAACATTGGTTGAAAGAGTTGTTGATACTAAGATTGGCTTGGGCTTCGAATCCGTAGATGATCGCGAAAAGCTAATTGAAGAACACGTAACTCGTACAGCCTCTTCTTTGGCTGATTCTCTAAGAGATTTGGCTAAGGCTCCAGTAAAACTAAGTAAAAGACTGAGCGCATACACTGTTCCAGAAGTAACTTCTGAGGCAGAGGTCGTCGTTGAGGAAAACGTAGTTACCATGGGTCAAGAAGAGCCTGTAGAGCAAGTATCAGAAGTTAATTCTTTTGAGCAGGTTTTAGTAGACGCCCTCATGGGTAGACGTAAGCTTTAATTAATAAGGAGAATAAAGATGAGTTTAGCAAAGTTCCGTAAGGTTCATAGCAAAACAGGTGCAGGAAGGTTTGTTGTTTCTGAGGGCGTAGCCCCCAGCGCTTACCTCCTTCCCCACCCGGGT